GAAATCATTTTTTGCAAGACATGAAGTTGATAAAAGAGCAGAGGGTTTTAGACCAGGAGAAAAGGGTTATCCATCAGCAGGTAGAATAGCTTGGGCTTTATGGGGTGGTGATGCTGGACAAACATGGTCAAATAAAAAAGCTGACCAACTTGATAGAGAAAGAAATAAATATTTAGAAAATGTATCAGAACTTACTGATGAAAATTTTGAAGAGAAACAATTAACTGCAGCAGTAAAAAAAGGTCTTAAAAATAAAGTTGATAAACACAATGAAAAGCATGGAGATAAAAAAGGTAAAAGAGTTACTTTAAGAATGCTTGGAGCTGTATTTAGAAGAGGTATAGGTGCTTATAGAACAAATCCTGGAAGTGTAAGACCAAGTGTTACTTCAGAAGAACAATGGGCTTATGCTCGTGTTAATGCGTTCCTTTTTGCAGTAAGAACAGGAAGATTTAGATCAGGTAAGTTTGACTTAGATTTATTACCAAGTGGACACCCACTTAAAACGTAGAGGTTAATATGGCAAAAATTAAATTTATTAGAACAACTTTAAACATTGAACATAATGAAGATACAAATGGTTTTGATGTTGTTATAAGATTAGGTTCTTTACCAATGGAAGAAGATGCTTGTGAACTAGCAACAGCTTTAGTTTTACAAAATGGTGTTAAGTTTGAACATAATCCTGAAACAATAACTTTACACTAATGTTTAATGCAAAACAGATTAAAAGATTTGGTTCTCAAATTAAAAGATTAGAATGGGAACGACAAAATAGATTAAGAATACCTTATGAAAAAAATTTAGAAAGGTTATTAAAAAATTATTTTAATAATTTAGCAGAATCATCTGTTATAGCTTTTGAAACAGGTGAAGATGTTTACTTTCAAAATAACTTAGACAATAGCTTTACTAAGTTACAAAATATTTTTAGAGTACAATATAATGTTATAGCAAGAGAATTTAAAAATAATGCTCTTAACAGAACACAAAACGTAAAAGATTTTGATACAGAATTTGAAATTGCTTTAGCACAATATATAAATGGTAATGTTGCTACACTTGTTACAGAAATAAATGAAACAACAAGACAAGCTATAGCAAATGATATTTTATTTAGTACACAAAATAATTTAGATTTACCTCAAACAAGTAATAGAATTAGAAATACTTTAATAGGTTTTGGTTTATGGAGAGCAAATTTAATTGCACGTACAGAAGTACATAGAACAGCTTCATGGGCTAATGAGCAAACTGCATTACAAATGAATATTGCAGGAACAGTAAAAGAATGGGTAAGTGTTCAAGATGATAGAACAAGAATTACACATGCTTTCGCTGATGGACAATTGGTTGGTATTAACAGTAGATTTGTAGTGGGTGGTGTACCACTTAAATATCCTGGAGATCCTGCTGGTGGTCCTGAAGAAACGATAAACTGTCGGTGTGTTGTTGTTTACACAACACCTGATTACTTAACAGGAGTATAATATGGAACTAATTATAGGAATAATTATAGGTTATGTAGGTTGTATTTTCTTTCATAATAAGATAAAGGTGATGGCTAAGTCTTTATTTGAAAAAATTTGGAAAGATTAATGCCTTTAGTAAAACCAAAAAAAGAAGAAAGACGAGAGAATTTTTTAGAGAGATGTATGGGTGATGCAACATCAGTTGATGATTTTCCAAACAGATCACAAAGATTTGCAGTCTGCAACGACTTGTATGACAATAGAAATAAGGAGGACAGTAAAATGTTAGAAGAAGAAAAGTATCATAAAAAACCTAAAAAAAAAGAAGAAATAGGTAAAGATAAATATGACAATCCAGGCCAAGCAAATGCAAGAGCTAAGGAGATTGGTTGTTCAGGTATTCATACACATGATGAAAATGGTAAAACAATTTATATGCCATGTAAAACACACGATGATTATATGAACGCATTATCAAATAAACCTGATGAAGAGAAGCCAGGAAAAAAACCAAAAGATGAAATGAGTTATGATGATGATGATGACAAAAAGAAACCAAAGAAAAAAGAAATGGAAGAAGATAAAGATTGTGTTGATGGAACATGTATGTGTGAAGAAACACAAAAACAAATTTATTATGCTGAAATAAAAACAGAACAAGAAGGTGTTTTTAGTGGATATGCATCCACGTTTGGAAATGTTGATCAAGGTAATGATATAGTTGCCAAAGGAGCATTTACAAAAAGTTTAGCAGAAAAACCAGCAAACAAAGTTAAGCTGTTATCTCAACATAAAACAGATCAACCTATTGGAATCTTTACAGATATGTTTGAAGATTCAAAAGGTTTATTTGTAAAAGGTAAATTAGCATTAGGAACTCAAAAAGGTAGAGAAACTTATGAGTTAATGAAAATGGGAGCAATAGATGGTATGTCTATTGGTTTTAGAGCTAATCCTGAGAAACAAACTTATAATGAATCTAAAAGAACAAGAACTTTAAATGAAGTTCAACTTTTAGAAATATCGCTGGTTACATTTCCTATGAATGAAAGAGCTATGGTTCAATCAGTCAAAGGAGATAAAAGTATTCGTGAGTGGGAAACTATCTTGAGGGATTCAGGAGGTTTATCACGATCAGAAGCTAAGGTAGGAGCTAAGGCTCTTATGGAAGCTTTATATCATCGGGATGATGACACAAAACAGTTAGCAGACCTTATTTATAAGGTAGCTGACATTTTAAAAACAAACAAACAAATCTAGGAGAAAAACAATGGCTACATTAGATAATAATGAAGTAAAGTCCGCTGTTGAAGGTCTTGGAAAAGCGTTTGACGAGTTTAAAAAAACTCACCAAGAAGAACTAAAGCAAATCAAAGAAAAAGGTTCTGCTGATGTTATTACTTCTGATAAATTAAAAAGAATTGAAAAATCTCTTGATGATTTAGAAGATGTTAATCAAAAGGTGACTAAACAAAAACTTAGTCAAGACGAACAAAAAGACCAACTTAACAGAATCGAAACTATGATTTCTAGACCTGATTTCGGAAGAGGTAACTTAGTTACTGATTCAAAAGAAATGGAAGTCTACAAAAAATGGTTAAGAGAGGGCAAAGAAGCTTTAGGACCTGAAGAAATGAAAGTCCTTACTGCTTCCAATGATAATACTGCTGGTTACTTAGCTCCACCCGAGTATGTGAGAGAATTAATCAAAGGTATTGTTGAAATCAGTCCAATTAGATCAATTGCTAGAGTTAGAAGTACAACTAATAGATCTGTGCAAATTCCAAAAAGAACTGCAACTTTTGCAGCAACCTTTGTGGCAGAGCAAGGAACTAGAAGTGAAACTACTGGCTATGCAGTCGGTCTAGAAGAAATACCAACACATGAACTATATGCGTTAGTAGATATTTCAGAACAAGAGTTAGAAGATTCAGTCTTCAACCTTGAGCAAGAAATGTCATCAGAGTTTGCAGAGCAATTTGCAAAAGCTGAGGGTAATGCATTCGTGTCAGGTAATTCAGTTGGAAAACCTGAAGGAATAGCACAAAACTCATCTGTAGGTACAACTGCATCAGGATCGTCAGGAACATTTGACGCAAACTCTTTGATCAGCTTATACCACGCAGTAAAACCTGACTATTCTAGAAATGGAACATTTGTATTCAACAGAGCAACTCTAGCTTTAATTAGAAAGTTAAGAGATGGTGCTGGACAATATGTGTTTCAAGCAGGATTCTCACTACAAGTGGGTGTTCCAAATACAATTTTAGGTGCGCCTTATGTTGAAGCAACAGATGTTGCAGACATAGGTTCTTCTACAAAACCAGTTTATTTTGGTGATTTTAGAAGAGGGTACATGATTGTTGATAGAACTACACTTTCAGTAATGAGAGATCCATTCACTCAGGCAACATCAGGAAACGTGCGATACATTGCAAGAAGAAGAATCGGTGGACAGGTTATTTTACCTGAAGCTATTCAAATTCTACAATGTGGAGCATAATCATATAGGAGGATATAAAAATGCAAGACGGAAAATCAGGTATAGCGATTGACGAAAGTTTAAATGCTATCGTAAAAGACGCAGATACAAAT